CGACCTTGCCGTCGAGGCTCAGGGTCTTGACGGTGTTCGCGGCACGCCATGCGCGCTGGCGGGCGGCTGCGTCGGCGTGCTTGGCCGGGCGGCCACGCTTGGCCTGGGGCAGGGGGCCGACGAACGCTGCTTGGGTCTGGGTCTGGGTGGTCATTTTGCTGCTGCCTGTCTTGCTGTACCGAGGCTTTATTCTAGGGGTTATTGGAGCCTCAGGCTACCGTTGATCAGGGTCAGCGTGAGAAAAGTCGCAAGAACACCTCACGGGGCGGGACACCTGTGGCCGGACACCTGAGTGGAGGGGCCTCTACGCCCGGTAGAACACCTGGAACACCTCTCTCCTATAGAGAGTAGAGAGATTTATGGGTAAAGGTTCTATGCGCGCGTGCGCGCGAGGCTGCGGCCTGCGTATGCGCGTAAGGTGAATTGGGCGCTTTTCAGGTGTTCCGGTGTTCCGGCTGGGGTCTACGCCCGGTGTGGCGGCCTGGGAGGTGGGGTGGTCCGGCTTGAGGTGTTCTGGTCTTGACGGTGTTCCTGCGGTACATTCCACAGCCATGTCAAGCCCTCAGTCACCTGCTAAAGCAGCGGGCCCTAGCAAGCCCCGGCCTCAGAGCATCAAGGGCCAGCGTGTCGGCGGGCGTCAGAAGGGCACGCCCAACAAGGTCACGGCCTCGTTCCGCGAGACGGTGCAGCGGCTGCTCGACGACAACGCGGGCAACGTCAGCCTGTGGCTGGCCGAGATCGCCGAGGGCACGCCAGACCGCAAGGTGGGCGAGATGACCATCCCAGGCCGGCCACGCAACCCCGACGGTGCCCTGCTGCGGCTGGCGCAGCTTGCCGAGTTCGCTGCCCCCAAGCTCAACCGATCCGAGGTGGTCGGCGAGGGCGGCGGGCCCCTCACAGTGGTCATTCGCAAGGAAGCCTGAGGCTATGCCAGAGCAGCACGATGTAGCGGCCGCCAAGGGCTGGAGGACCGTCCTGAAGCCCAACGGCAAGGACGTGGAGCGACGTGATTTCGTCACCAGTAATTGGCCGCCGGCTGGTCACCCGCTGTATGGCGACGACCGCACGGTCGCGGCGGTCACCGACTGGCTGCTGTCCAAGGGCCACAGCATCCTGCAGTTGTTCCTGCTCGCCCCCAACGAGCGTGAGCACAGCCTGATGGTGCTGGAGCGTGTAAACGCTCCGCACGGTGCCAGTGTGCTGTCCCTGGGGTGCGGCGTCGGCGGCATGGAGCGGTACTGGCAGTACGCACGGCCCGACCTGCGGTTCACCCTGGTCAACGCCTCGCAGGCCCAGCTAACACGGTGCCTCTGCACCAGACCGCGAAGGCTGGTGCATGGGGACATGCAGGACCCGACGCTGCTGGCGAGCCTGGGCATGTTCGACGTGGTGCTGATGGGCTACTCGCTGCACCACGCCGACAGCGTGCCCAGCATGCTGACGATGGCCCAGGCGTACCTGAAGCCCAGGGGCTCGCTGCTCGTGCTCGACGTGGTCGAGGGCTCGCAGCGTTTCAACGACGCGGTCAGCTACGAGGCGCTGCACAGCGAGGACCTGCAGCGGGCAGGGCTCGTGCGGCTCGACTACGGCATGCGGTGGCACAGGCTGCCGACCGAGGTGCTGGGGCAGCACGTCGCCGAGGTGCTCGACGCAGGCGAGGCGACCCCGAGCCTGTGGCTCGGTGGTGCCTGATGCTGCGGCTGCTGGCCTTCGTCATCGTGGCCGTGCTGCTCTCCCTCATAGCGTGGTGCGCGGCATGATTACCAGAGACGAAACGTCGACAAGGAGACGATGATGGGCATGAGCAAGCAACTGATGATGGAGGCGCTGGACGCCCAGGAAGAGGTCGAGGCGCTCACGCATGCGGCCAGCGAACTGGCAGGCACCGACAGCGAGGCAACGCTGAACCGGCTGCTGGCCCAGGCACAGGCCAAGCTGCGTGACACCCAGGCTACACGGGCGCAGTGGAATGCCACGCTGACACGGGTTGCGAGCGTGACGTGATCACGCTGGTGGTCAACGACCCGTGGTGGACCTACGGGCTCGACTTCCTCATCGGCGTGCTGTCGGGTGCAGCGGGTATGTACGTCTTCGATAGGTGGGCAACGTGGAAGAGCAAGCGATGATCTGGTTGGCGCTGGCTGGTGGTGCAGTCCTGGGCTTCATCGGCGGGGTGACCTGGGTCTGGTGGCTCGCTGGCACGCCTAGCGATCCCGACTATGGCTGAGATCGTCCTGCCCAACGGCTTCACCGCACGGCCCTTGCAGAAGGCGCTGATGCGGTACTTCGACCACGGCGGGCTGCGCGCGGCGGCCTGCTGGCCGAGGCGGTTCGGCAAGGACCTCACCATGCTGCACCAGACCGCGAAGATGAGCTTTGAGCGCCCAGGCATGTACTTCCACATGCTGCCCACGCACAAGCACGCCAGGAAGGTGGTCTGGGACGGGTTCGACAACCAGGGGAGGAAGACCCTCGACGTGGTGTTCCCCAAGCAGTTGCGGGAGGACACCAACAAGACCGAGATGAAGATCACCCTGCGCTCTGGGGCGATCTGGCAGCTTGTAGGCTCGGACTACTACGACAGCTTGGTGGGCTCCAACCCGTTCGGCATCGTGATGAGCGAGGCGGCCCTGAGCGATCCCAGGGCGTGGTCGATGTTCCGGCCGATGCTGGCCGGCAACGGCGGCTGGGCCGCGTTCATCAGCACACCCCGGGGCTACAACCACTTCCACGACCTGATCCAGTTGGCGAAGAGCAGCGACCACTGGTTCCACTCGCACGTCGGCGTCGGCGAGACGCAGCACATCCCCGAGAGCGTGCTGGAGGACGAGCGCCGCGAGATGCCCGACGAGTTGTACCGGCAGGAGTACGACTGCGACTTCAGCGCCGCGAACGTCGGCGCGATCTTCGGCCGCTACGTCGAGCAGATGGAGAAGCAGGGCCGGATCTGCTTCGTCGACCACCGAGGGCCCAACGACGAGGTCTGGGTGACCTCCGACATCGGCTACCGGGACAAGGCCGCGTTCGTCTGGTGGAAGCGGATGCGCGGCGGCTTTGAGATCTTCCACTACGACGACGGCAGCGGCATGGATGCCGAGGAATGGATACCCAGGCTACGCAAGCAGCCCAGGGCCGACGTGCTGATCCTGCCGCACGACGCCAAGGCCAGGAGCTTCGCCAGCAAGCGGTCGGTGGTCGAGACGTTCCTGGCCGAGCGGCCGTGGGAAGGCTGCGAGGTGCGTGTAAACGAGCAGCGCAAGAAGGCCGACAGCATCAACGCCGGCCGGCTGATGCTGCGCCACGTCAGGATCAGCAACAACGAGGTCTGCGCCCCGCTGCTGCAGGCCCTGCGTGCGTACCACTTCAAGTACGACGAGGAGACGAAGACGTTCTCCTCCGAGCCCGAGCATGACTGGTCGAGCCACCCGGCCGATGCGTACATGGAGGGGGCGGCCAAGCTGTCGGTGATCGAGCCCCCGCCGCCAGAGAAGACCATAATCGTGCCGCCGCTCAGTCACACCTTCACGCTGGAGCAGTTGCACGAGACTGTCGGCAGCAGAGCCAACCAAGGACGCATCTGATGGCTACCTACGGACCCCCACAGCAGCCCGGGCCCCCTGGAGCGCCAGTTACTGGTGACGAAAAGCAGTCGGATGGCAAGGAGTACCAAGACATCCACGACGGCCGCAAGCCCGGTGATCAGGCTCTGGTGCCCGAGCGGGACAAGGGCAAGAGCCCCACCGAGTTGGCGCAACGCTGGGAGCGGGAGCTTCAGGCGTCCAAGAAGGAGCTTTCCAAGTTCCACATCCAGGCCAGGAAGCTGGTGCAGAAGTACCTCGACGAGCGCGAGGGTGCCGCCTTCGACAGCAGCGACAGCAAGTTCAACCTGTTCTGGTCGAACATCGAGGTGCTGAAATCAAGCCTCTACGCAAAGCCTCCCAACGTCGACGTGTCCAACACCCACAAGGACAGCGACGACGACATCAGCCGGGTGGCCGCCAACATCCTGCAGCGGATGCTGAACAACGATTGCGAGGACGACGACGAGTCGACCTACCCGGAGATCACCCGGCAGGCTGTCGGTGACTACCTGATCATCGGCCTGGGGCAGGTCTGGTACAGGTACGAGGTCGAGACGGCCAAGAACAAGACCGAGCCGGTGGTCGATCAGGCTACACAGCAGGTCCTGGCCGAGCCGGTCGAGTACGAGGCAATCGTGCAGGAGGATGCACCGGCAGACTACGTCTACTGGGAGGACTTCTGGTGGAGCCCTGCCAGGGTCTGGCAGGACGTTCGCTGGGTCGCACGCCGGGTGTACATGAACCGGGAGGAGTTGATCGCCCGGTTCGGCGAGAAGATCGGCAAGGACATCCCGGTCAGCAAGCAGAAGTCCAAGGCTGATGCCCTGGGGCACATCAACGACCCGTGGGAGAAGGCCGGGGTCTTTGAGATCTGGGACAAGACCACGAAGTGCGCCTACTGGCACGTCCTGGGCTACAACCTGATCTGCGACTACAAGAAGGACCCGCTGAAGCTGAAGGGATTCTTCCCGTGCCCGCAGCCGCTGATGGCGAACCTGACCACCAGCAAGTTCATCCCCCGCGCCGACTACCTGCTGGCGCAGGACCAGTACCAGCAGATCGACGAGTTGACGACCCGGATCAAGTACCTGACGAAGGCGTGCAAGGTGGTCGGGGTCTACGACAAGAACAGCACACCCATCGGCCGGGTCTTCCAAGAGGGGCTGGAGAACCAGATGATCCCGGTCGACAACTGGGCCGCGTTCGCCGAGAAGGGCGGGCTCAAGGGGCAGATGGACTTCGTCCCCATCGAGTTGATCGCCGCCACCATCGAGAAGCTGACGGTGCAGCGGGACACCATCAAGGGAGCCCTCTACGAGGTGCTGGGCATCGGCGACATCATGCGCGGCATGACCAACCCCGACGAGACGCTGGGGGCGCAGCAGTTGAAGGCCCAGTTCGGCGGCAACCGGCTGCAGTTCAAGCAGCAGGCCATTGGAGCCTGGGTCGCTGGCGGCCAGCGCATCCGCGCGCAGATCATCTGCGACCGGTTCCAGCCGCAGACGATCCTGCAGCGGTCCAACATCGAGCACTCGCCCGACGCCCCGATGGCGCAGGGCGCGATCCAGTTCCTGAAGAGCCCAGGCGACAACAAGTTTTACCGGATCTCGGTCGAGAGCGAGACGATGGCGATGGTCGACTGGGCCCAGGAGCGCGACAGCCGCACCCAGTTCATGCAGGCGGTCGGCACCTTCGTCCAGTCGGTGACCCCGCTGATCCAGACCAGCCCCGAGGCAGCCCCCGTCGTCATGCAGATGATGAAGTGGGGCCTGGGCGGGTTCCGCGTCTCCAAGGAGATCGAGACGGTCCTCGATCAGGCCATCGCAGCCGCGAGCGCCGCAGACAAGGGCCAGCAGCCCCCGGGACCTGCCGAGCAGGCCGAGATCGACAAGACGAAGTCCGAGGTCGCCAAGAACAAGACCCAGTCTGTCAAGAACCTCGCCCAGGCCGACCAGATCGCCAGGAAGCCGGTCGGCATCGACGGCGTCGTCGACAAGGGCGGCGGCATGCCGCCCGAAGGCCCTGGCGGGATGCCGATGCAGCCCCCGCCCAACAAGGCACCCCTCAACCCCGCACCCTTGCAATAGGAGATCACCATGACCAAGAAAGACGAGAAGCTCATCGAGCAGGAAACCGACCCCGTGATGAAGAAGTACGAGGAAGAGGCGCTCGCCGAGCAGAAGGCGCTGGAAGCCAAGGGCTACACCGCCGAGGAGATGCCGGCCCGGTTCACCACGGGCGGGGCGACCTACGACGAGAAGGCGGCCTGGATCGCGGAACACGGTGATGTCGTACCTGAGTGACCTCCTCCGCGAGGGGGGCACCGAGCTTGCCGGTCAGGCCGACGCCACCGGGCAGTTGCTGTTCGGGCTCGCCAAGCAGCCCGTGGCTGGGCTCACGGGTGCCAGCCAGGGCATCACCAGCCTGCTGCGCGGCAAGGGCAAGGATCAGGCCGTTGCCGACGCGGTCGCCCAGGTAGATCGTGTAAACGCCTGGGGCGGCGGGCCGCAGACCGAGCGCGGCGGGCAGCGGCTGCAGGAGCTTGGTGCCAACATCAAGGGCGCTGGAGACTGGGCGACCAAGAACGTGCCCGGGATGCAGCAGGCCGAGGCAGGGGTCGGCAACTGGGCCGAGCAGAACCCCGCCACCGCCGCCATCTCCCTGGGGCTGCTGGAGGCCGCCCCAGGCCCTGGCAAGGCCAAGGGTGCCGTGCGCGCCGCCGAGCAGGCGACGACGCTGGCGTCGGGCCGCGCGCGGCTGCTGCGCGAGGGGCTCGACCCCGAGAACGCGAGCAAGGCCGCTGTCCAGGCGGCCGGACGGCCGCGCGGCATCGCCACGGTGCAGGACCCGCAGCGGGTGTCCTACCCGGGCGTGTACGACAACCCGAAGGAGCTTGTGGCTCGCGCCAAGGTCGCCCCCGAGGACCCGGCGATGAAGCAGTTGTTCGGTGTCAACCGTGGCGACCTGCTGGCGATCTCCGAGGGCGGCAGCCGCAGGGGCAACACCCCCGAGTACCCGTACCCCTCCAGCGACAAAGGCAAGCCCAACGAGGCAGCCCTGGCCGTCTCCAACCCGCGCAACGTCCAGAGGCTTCAGGACATCACCCACGAGGCGCTGAACCGATCCGATCTGGCCGAGGGGATGGTGCCCTGGTACGTCATGGACCCGATGTTCCAGCAGTACGTCAAGCTCTGGGGCCCAGAGAAGGCCATCGAGGAGTACAAGCGGTTCAACAACTTCACCGGGATGTCGAGCCCGAGCAGCGAGGTGCTGACCGAGCTTCGCCGTGGCACCGCCGCCAACCGGCTGCATGGCGAGGGCCGGTGGGACGACTTCGTCAAGTACGGAGGGATGCCATACCCGACCCGCAAGAGGCTGCTGGAGCAGGGGGCTTATCCCCAGGACATGATGCACATCCCCGGGCACATGAACCACAAGACGGCGCACGTCAAGCCGATGCAGACGATGATCGACAACAACATGACGCCGGACATGGGCAGCGCCAAGGTGCCCAGCTACATTGAAGCCTCAAGCGTCCCCGAGATCGGGTTCCAGACCGAGCACCCCATCGGTGACGCGCACTTCTCCCGCATCGTCGGCCTGCCCGACACCCGCAACTGGACGAAGACCAAGGGGATGCTCGACGTGCCCCGCGCCAGCGCCACCATCCCCGAGATGAAGATCGTCGGTGATATGTTCCGCGAGAAGGTGGCCGAGCCCGCCGGCCTGAGCGGTGTCGGCGGCCAGGGGTTGGTCTGGGGAGCCGGGTCGCACGCCACAGGCG